TTGATAATATTGATGTAGTCAATAGAGTTTTGTATCCTGCAACAAATATGATTATGCCGGGCAAATTACCGTATACTATAGGTAAAGCATATTCAGATTATACTGAGGGTTGTGTCAAGATACCATTTAGTTACCTAATGGATAATGACGTTGAACTATTGATTGAAACACTATCGCAAGTAGTCAAGTTAGACGATAAAGTAAAACAAGTTATAACAAGTAACTTTACAAAGTATAGAACTGCACAGATTCAAGAAATACTAAATGATCCTATAGCATACTATGCAACAATTAAAGAAGAGGCGATGAAACAAACATGAGTGCAGAATTAGGACATTACACAGTTAATGGGGTTGTATTCACCAATAAAGTATCAGCAATATTACATGCTCAATTAACTAACTCCGAGATAGAGTGGCATTTTTTTGATGACTTGTTTAATAAGGTAAACTGGTTGAACGAACCATTAACACCATTAGACGAATTATATAGACTACGTGCGTTACAAATCAGAGAATCATATGATTATGTTGTATTACGTTGTAGTGGTGGTGCGGACAGTAATAATGTCTTGTATAGCTTCTTAAATAATGGCATTCACGTTGACGAAGTATTAGCAGAAGCACCTATGTCAGGGTTATCTAACTGGGACTTCAATACTAAAGATACTAGGGCTGTCAATTTAGCGTCTGAGTTTAAGTATGCACAGATGCCATTATTGCATGAGATTGCTACAAAATATCCTAAAGTAAAAATAACAATGCGTGACGCATTCAATGATATGCGTGAGTTTAAGACAGATGACTTTGTTGTAGACTGTCAGGATATTATCAATCCATTTACTAGAGTTCAGTCTAAGCTTGACGAATTACACCATTTAAATGATTTGGCTGAATCAGGTAAGCGTATAGCTATTGTATCAGGCACAGATAAACCTGTATTAGCGATAGGCCCAGACATGAATTTCTATAATCTATTCTCAGATCAACCAGTTAATGTGCCTAAACCACCTTTTAGAAAGAATAATTATCCAAACGTAGACAGGGTTTTATTCTATTGGTCACATGAAATGCCCGAGGTGGTAGTTAAGATGTGTCACGTTGTTGCTAGGGAAATACTCAAACCTGAAAATATACGAGTATATAACGCAATGCAAGATTTACCTAAGAGATACTTTACTCCTAGTACTGAACCCGATAAAGATAAACTACTTGATTATATCTTGAATAAAAACCTGCGTGGGTATAACAAGAATGAGTCAAACACATATCAACCCTTCTCTGTGTATGAGCGAGGTATTGTGCCGTTCATTTATCCTAATACATATCGTCCTGATATATTCCAAGCAGACAAAATAGACCCAACTGAAAGCTTCTTTTCTAGTAATCATGAGTGGTTTCGTATCTTACATAAAGACATGAAAGCTGTACAGATCATGGAAGGTGATTTTAGAAACTTCTATAAGTAAACCCAAAGAAGACCGGGTTTATCAACTATATGAAAAGATTCAAGCTTGGGTCAGTTCAGCAATTTAAGAAAGATATACATTTATGAAGAAACTACTTATACTATTGAGTATGTTCATATCAACTGCGTTTGCAAGTGAAACTGTTCAAGTAGTATGGCCATTTGCATTAGGAAATAATCAAGCTAATTTGATTAGAGTATTGATAGATAATGCTAACAAGAATCAAAACAAGTATCAGTTTATATTTGTTAGTAAACAGGGTGCAGGTGGGGCTATTGCGGCAAACACAGTATTGTCAGGTAAGACAATGATTTTTGCAAACTCAAGCTCATTTTATCTGACACCATTATTTACTAAAGACGCATATGATGTTGACAGTTTCAATATTCTATCTAGAATGTGCGTTGACAGACCTTTAGTTATATTCTCTAAGAATTATTCTAAACTGGAATCTAATAAAGAAATTACAGTTAGTATGACCCCGGCGACTATACAAGCACTAGTACCAAAAGTTATTAATCAAAAGAACCCTTCATTCAGATATCTAGACGTACCATTTAAGAGCGGACCAGAAGGTACGCTTGCTATGTTATCAGGTGTAGTTGATGCTAGTGTAGATTGGTTAGGTGCATATAACTCAGTTGTTGCTCCTGGTAATGGAGTCAACGTTGTGGGCATTACTGGTTCTAGAAATATTAACAACTTGCCTTTATTACCAGGCACTGAATCACTAGTAGGTGATGTATTCTTGTTCTTACCTAATACAATTGATCCAAAGATATACAGAGAACTATACATTATCTTCAACGAAGCGCAGAACGAAAACAGTGATATGTTGTGTAAAAATGATTTTGGTAAACCTGTCAAGACTGACATTTCTAATTTTGACAAGATCCATAATGACAATAAGGTAAAATGGAAACGTTTTGTCTCGCCTAATTAATTGCTTTTAATGTCATGCTTTGCTATAATATGTTATGGCTAATGATATAATGATTGACATTGAGAGTTTGGATACTGCCCCAAACTGTGTTATTTTAACTATTGGTGCAGTACGCTTTGACCCTAGGGGTATGGGTGTAGTTGAGAAACTAGAACTCAGACCTACTATTGAGGATCAAACAGAAATCTACAATAGGAGTATCAACGATGATACGATTAGATGGTGGTCTACACAAAGTCCTGAGGCACTTGAAGAAGCGATGGGAGATAATGGAAGAGTACCTTTCGCAGAGTGTATGGAGACTCTTTATAAGTTTTGCTGGAATCGCCGTGCTGTATGGAGTAATGGTGCTCCATTTGATCTCGTGGTCATGGAACATGCTTGGCGACAAGTTAGTGACAAGCCAAATCCTATACCCTGGCCTTTCTGGACAATGCGAGACACACGAACCTTGTACGAAATCGCAGGAGTGAAGCTACAAAGTGCCGGACATGTAACAAGTCACAAGGCAGTAGAAGATGCTGAACGACAAGCTATTGTTGTACAGGAAGCATATATGAAACTAATGAAAGCAGGATTGGCACAACCAAGATGAGACAACGTAGAAAAATTACCACAGACAAACTGCATGAAGTTTATATTGTGTTTCACAAACCAACACCAGATGTAAAGTTTAAAAAATCAAAAACCTATAAAGATATTATTGCTTTCATACAGCAAAATGATTATCTTTTGCACAACGAAGCTTACCAATCAATTTTTGATCCAGTGACAGACGATCCTAAAGATTACGTTGAGGAACCTGATTTTTATGTATTTAAATTTCTAGTTAAAAAACATGCCACAGCAGTTGCAAAAGCATTTAAAACTGAGAATAAAATTTACAAACTAGTACAGGGAGTACTAGATACTGAAGGTGAATGCTGGTGGACATGGCCTGATTTAGAGTATGATCCTGGAGACCCAGGTGATTCGTTTATGCCAGATGGAATGAGTTTTGATGATTGTATGGAAATATACGGTGATATCCCCGGAGATCGCGGATGAGAATTGATTCAGACATTGATATTGACTTTGGGGATAGAGACAAGCTACTAAAGCTAATCCCCCATACCACTGCGGCTATGCGTAATGTTAAGCCAATGCGTAAGCATAATACAGGGGTCTATATCACTGATGTTCCTTATGATCCTGTCAATGACATGGCTGCAATTGACTATACTGAGGCAGATAAGCGAGGGTATTTTAAGCTAGACTTGCTTAACGTTCACGTATATGAGCAGGTTAATAGTGAAGAACATTTAGTAGAATTGATGGCTGAACCGGACTGGTCCAAACTAAATGATAAAAAGTTTGTTGAGAAATTGATTCACTTGGGTAATCATTATCAGTCGTTGCAGAAGATGCCTGAACCAGTGAATACTATTCCTAGACTTGCTATGTTTCTTGCACTGATTCGCCCCGCTAAGAAGCATATGATCGGTAAGTCTTGGAAAGAAGTTGCAAAAACTATCTGGGATAAAGAAGCTGACGGCTACAGCTTTAAAAAGAGTCACGCAATTGCTTATGCACAATTGGTGGTAGTTCACATGAACCTATTAGTCAAGTCGCTTGACGAGGGTGATACTTCTACGTTTGCTTCTGCGTTTGCTTAACTCGTTCATACTGCATGCGGGCCCGTGCAGTATGACTAAACTCTTGTTATTAAACGTTCTGATATAGGGCTTAAAGATAGCCCAGTCATTCTTCAAAAATAAGTTGATTGGAATCAGTCTGTTAGATTCCCACCACCAAATTTCACCCAACTCCAAGAACTTTTCCTTAATGGCAACATCCACGATTGCCCCGTAGTCGTAGATGGTAGTGACAACATCATCCCTGTTTTGCACAATTCCAACATAGTCTTGATTCGCATAAGAGCAGACTGTTATGAACGGGTGATTTTCGCTAAGTTTCTTGAAGAATTCGTTTTGTATCATTTATTGTAGTTACCCGTTTATTTATCCCCTGGTCCCACTTAAATAAATTAATATTTAATAGACTAAATACATGATTGAGAACCAATCTATGTATGCAACTTCAGTTTTTATCTATACTCAGCGCCAAATTGTTGTGCTACTATCCGGGTATTCGCCAAGGAGATATATGCCAGTTTACGCCAAACCATTGACACTACACAAGGGTGTTGATAACCAGATTCAATTCCAGTTCTTAAACCAAGAACAAAAGCCTGTGGATATTACAGGCAAAGAAATAACATGCAGAATTATCAACTACACCGGTGGTGAAGTTCTGCTTAGAAAAGCATTGACTTTACAGTTACCTGCAACGGGTATTGCCGCACTTATCGTAGGCCCAGCAGACTTAGAAAACATTGATGCTCAGAAATGCTATTATACATTAGAGATTCCTGTAGGAGAATTTGATTTCCCTGTGTTTGTAGACCAAAATGCGGGTGCTAGAGGTGACATGAACATTGTTAACTCTGTGTTACCATCATTCATTCCTTCTGAGTCTATTTCTATACCAACTGGTCAGCCTTTCCCCAACTTAGATCCTAATGCAAACGCTAATAGTAACGCACAGACTTATTATTCTAGTGTGATTTCAACCAATGACAATCCAGTGTTGTCTATTCAAGCCCAATACACACAGTATTACGGAAATGTTATCGTTGAAGGTTCTACGATTGTAAACGGTGATTGGTATCCAATTACCACAGCAACATATTCAAACGTATCTGATACAAAAGGATATGTGATACAAGGATACCATCCTTACATAAGGATGCAGTTCGTCAGTAACGTAGGTATAGTGACCAATATATTAGCAAGATAATTAACCTCAAGTGTTGATTATCTAAATAGAACATGCTATAATACACAAGCATGTTTGATATTCTATCTATTATTCCCGGTAAAAAGAAACGAACCCACGGTGGTTGGGTGTCTTTTAACGGTATTTGTTGTCATCACTTAGGTCATAGACCTGACAATAGAATGCGCGGCGGCATACATGTTGATGGTGGCAATTGGACATATCACTGCTTTAACTGTAACTTCAAATGCGGTTTTACTTTAGGTAAAACTATTCCCCACAAAGTCAGACAACTGTTAAGCTGGTGCGGCATTGATGAAAAAGATATCTTACGTTGGAACTTAGAAAGTTTGCAACAGAAAGATTTTATAGATTTCTCAAAGCCTACAATACGAGCAAACATTAAATTTGAAGCAAGAGAATTACCAGACGACTGTGAAGATTTAAATTTAGATGACCCCAAACATTTTAGATACATAGAATATTTAGAGCGGCGCGGCATACAATACAACAGCTATCCCTTCAAAGTTACACCTAGCGGCACCGGCAACAGTGTGTCTAGGCGTGAACACAGAATTATCATCCCTTACTACTACAAGTCAGAAGTTGTAGGATACACTAGCAGATTCTTAGACAACAAACTACCCAAGTATATTAATGTACAGCAACAAGGGTACGTGTTTAATATGGATGCACAGCATCACACTTGGAGTGTGTGTCTTGTCACTGAGGGCATCTTTGATGCATTAAGCATTGACGGTGTTGCACTAATGCACGATGATATTAGTAGTGAACAAGCAATGTTATTGAGTTCATTAAACAGGCAAATTATTGTAGTCCCTGATCGTGACGAAACAGGTATGAAAATGTGCGACAAAGCATTAGAGTTAGGTTATCAAGTAAGCTTGCCTGAATGGGAAGCAGGTATTAAAGACGTAAATGACGCTGTTAGTAAGTATGGTAAATTACCCACACTAATGAGCATCTTACAAAGTGCTACAAATAGTAAAATAAAAATAGAAATGCAAAGGAAGAAAATTGGCAAACAAAACGGATTCTAAAAAGCAGATAGAATATACAGTAGAGGTACAAAAATTATTTTTACGAATGATGTTGACCAATGCAGAGTTATACACACGTGTTGCAAACATCATAAACCCTGCAAACTTTGACAAATCACTCAGACCAGTAGTAGAGTCATTTAAAGAGAGCACAGAAAAGTATAGTACTATTCCTGATCCACAACTATTAGAAGCTACAACTGGTGTTAAATTAGAACCTATTCCTGAATTGAATGAAGGACATTATGATTGGTTCTTGGATGAGTTTGAAGGCTTCACTCGTAGACAAGAACTAGAACGTGCTATTCTAACTGCGGCTGACTTACTTGAGAAGGGTGAGTTTGATCCTGTCGAAAAACTAATCAAAGATGCAGTGCAGATTTCATTGCAACGTGACATGGGCACAGATTACTTTGCAGATCCTGCGGCACGTATCAACAAATACTTTAACGCAGGTGGACAAGTCTCTACAGGCTGGCCTCAGATGGACAAATTGTTGTATGGTGGCTTTAGTCGCGGCGAATTGAATATCTTTGCAGGTGGCTCAGGTTCAGGTAAGTCACTTGTCATGATGAACATGGCCTTGAACTGGCTACAACAAGGGATGTCAGGTGTGTATATCTCACTTGAACTTTCAGAAGAACTAACATCATTGCGTACTGATGCGATGTTGACTAGTATGAGTACGAAAGAGATTCGTAAAGCAATTGATGATACTGCCTTGAAGGTCAGAATGGTCAGTAAGAAGTCTGGTCAGTATCGTGTTAAGGGTATGCCTGCGCAGAGTAACGTTAATGACATACGTTCATACTTGAAAGAAGTGCAGATTCAAACAGGCATCAAAGTTGACTTTGTAATGGTTGACTATCTTGACTTGGTTATGCCTGTCTCTGTCAAAGTATCACCCAACGATCAGTTCATTAAAGACAAGTATGTAGCAGAAGAATTGCGTAACTTGGCGAAAGAGCTAGGTATCTTGTTAGTTACAGCGAGTCAGTTGAACCGTACTGCGGTTGATGAAATTGAATTCGATCACAGTCACATTGCAGGTGGTATCTCAAAGATTAACACAGCGGATAACGTGTTTGGTATCTTCACAAGTCGTAGTATGCGTGAACGAGGCAAGTATCAAATTCAGTGTATGAAATCACGTAGTTCTACTGGTGTAGGTCAGAAGATTGACTTGGAATACAACATCGAAACTATGCGAATCACAGATGAAGATCATGACGGATATGCAGACCAACAAGCAAAATATGCCCCTAAACCAACAGGAAACGACATTATGAGTAGAATCAAAGCGCAATCAGTAATTTCACATACTATGGACCCTATCATAGATCAAGATACAGGGGAAGTTTTAGAGCCTGTAGCCAAGAAAGTTGTAGCAGACGTTCGCGGATCTAAGCTCAAAGCTATGCTTAATGACTTAAGTAAATAATTATCTATTAAAGACTAAATACTATTAGGATAGTTATTATGCAAAAACAAACTAGAAGCCTCTTAGAGGAATTAGAAGCTATTGGCAATAACCGTGACACTAATCACATTATTGAAAGCCGAGCCCACAACATTATCACTAGTGCTATTAATCTACTTGAAATGATTAACAAGAACTATGACCAAGAACAGGCTCAAATCCTAGAGAAAAAGCTTCTTAGTGCTATCAAAAACAGAGATCAGGCTCGTTTTGCAAAGTCATTAAGGAAAAAAACGTGAAATTAAATGAATTCAAACTAACAAATACAGAGCGTGTAGATGAACTCACATTAAACCAAGTTATCGGTGACTACGGCGCAGCCGCAGCCAAGCAAATTGGTAACAGATTAATGGGTCGTGGTGAGGGCAATCTGTCTATCAAAGACAAGATGGCAAAAGATAAATTTCTTCAGGACTTTATTGGTCGTGCTTCTACCGCATTAGATAGTGCAGTTTCCAGCGGTCTAGTTGATCCTAATTTAGGTGGCGTTGCAAAACCAACTATCCCAGAACCAAAAGAGCCAACATTAAATTCGGAGCCTACACCTACTCCTGCACCGGGTCCTAGTACAACACCTACTGCCCCTACAGCTACTACAGCACCTGCAAAGCCCGGAGCATCGTCATCACAACAAGCTGCCGCTTCTGCACGTGGGCAACGTGAGACAAATCAGAATCTAAACAATTACGTTCAAGGCGCCGCAAAAGCATTGAATACTGCAACAGACAGAAATCAAAAGATTCAGTTGACTAAGGAACTAGTTAATTACATGGCTGACCGCAAAGACTACCCTGAGTGGAGCAATGCAGTAGCTACAGTTCAACAAGTAATTAAGAAGGGCGGCACTGATCCTAACTTTGCAAACGCCGCGCTTGCTAAACTTAAGTCAGGCCAGACAATGGCTGAATCATGGCAAATGTATTGGATCAACAAACTATTAGAAGCAGTTGATTTAACATGGGGTGACTTAGGACTAACAGTTCTTAAAGAATCTAAAGGTACGAAGTTCAAGATTGTAGAAACCAAGTACTATAAACTAAACAAAATTTTTGAAAGCATGATGTTTGAAGCGGAAGCAGAAAGCATTCAAAGCTGGTTCAAGCGTTGGTTGGCTCAGTACATGAAGGGTGTAGATTTATCTGACCCTAAGACTATGGCACAAATAGACCAATACATCAATGCAATTCAACAATCATATAATAAAGATAAAGGTAAGGCTGCGCTAAATCAATTAGCTAATGCGGCATTCTCGCTATCATATAGTAATAAAGGCGAACCAGGTACAGCGGCAGCGGCTGCTGCCAAAACAGAACCCGCAGATACTGGTTCTGCAGGCGGTCCTTTAGCAAGACTAGCAGGAGCTACAGCATCAACATCCCCTGCCGCAACAGATCCTGCGACCGCTAGCGATGAACCTGCTACTGCAAAACAGACTACTAGCGGAAATCAAAATGCAAATCAGTTGATTTCTATCGCAACTAAATCATTAAGAAAGCTAAAGCAAGTTGATCCGGCCGCTTATTCAGCATTCATAAAAGAGTTGGCAGGTCAAAAAGCGCCGGCAGGTCTACCAGTAGACAAACCTAAGGCAGAATTTAATCCTCCTCCTAAGCCAACTACTGCTCCAGCAAGTACACCAGCTGGTGCTACTGTAACAGCGGAAAGCAAAAAAGCTAAACCATTTAAGAAATGGTAATTATGAACTTATCTGAATCATTAGCATTACTAAAGAATAAGCTTGACTCTATTGACGTAATAACAGAAGCAAAGGGTCACTTAGATCATCCTGAAGATTTAATATTTTTAGATGGGTCACTCGGTGGCAATCGTGCTATTCAAGCGTCAGTTGACACTATCAAGAATCCAGCTACTGTCACTATCAAGTGGGATGGATATCCTGCATTGATCTTTGGTCGTGGTACTAACGGTAAATTCAGTATCATGGACAAACACATGTTTAACAAGAAAGACGGCACTGGTCGCAACGTGTACAGTCCTGAAATGTTTGTTCAATATGATCTAGCACGAGGAGTTAATCGTGAAGGACTTCATTCATTGATACAAGAAATATGGCCCGGCTTAGAAAAAGCTGACAAAGGTAAAGGATATTATTGGGGAGACTTGTTGTTTAGTCAACCATTACAAGACCAACGTGGTGTATATACGTTCAGAGCTAATCCAAATGGCATAACATACACAGTAGATGTTAACAGTGATGTTGGTAAATTTCTAACAGGAAAAACTGCAGGTATAGTAGTTCATCAATTTATAGCCCCTACTGCGGCAACTACTGATGAAGCAACTCCTTTACCGGGAACAATAGGTTCATTGAAGAACAACAGTAATGTTGCTATCGTTCCTGCAAAGATGCCAATTACACCTAAGCTTAAGTCTAACCCTGAATTAATTCGTGCGGCAAAACAAAGTGTAAGAGCACATGGTAGACAGATTGATGAGTTCTTTAGTAAAGCTCCTCAAGCTAAAGGACCCTTCACGATGTTGTTCACTACTTACATCAACAAGAAGATCGTTTCTGGTAATCTAAACGACTTGACCGATGGATTTTTAGAATACATTCAAACTAGACCAATGTCAGAAGCGTTGCGTGGCAAACTTTTGGGATACAATAGTGTTGATCCTAAGACTAATAAAGAAGTGCATACCCCTGGTTATTTAGATGGTAATAAGTCTACACTGACTGCAATATTTCAGACTTGGATAGACATATACAACCTAAAGATGAACATCGTAGAACAATTAAATAAGGCTGCGGAAACTAGTCCTGTCAAGGGATTCTTGCAAGACGGAACACAAACTCAAGAGGGCTTTGTTTCTAATGGCTTGAAATTCGTAGACAGAATGGGTTTCAGTCGCCAAAACTTAGCCGGACAGCGTTAATTTTAGTACCCAAAACCAGTATTTTTTTCTACCAGGCATAAATATATACATGAATCTATATGATTCAAACTATTTAAAGGAATATTAAAATGGCACAATTTACACGTGTAAACGGCGACTATCTACCGTTGATTAACTATGATGCAGATTCATACACAAACTCTGGCGTTAACGCTGTAGCTGACGGTGTAACCGTACAGCCTCAAGGTCCTAAGTTAGACTTCTTCACTATCACTTTCACTGGTGCAGTGACTACAACTCAGTTCAACACAGCTATCCAAACTATTCAACAATTAGCTACAATCTATTTGTATGAGTACACAGACGCTTCTGACGATACACTAGCTGTTGCTGTGTACCCAGTTGGTGCATGGACAACTACATCTCTTGACACTGCTTTGACAGCGGCTGTTGAGGCTGTAACTGTAACAGCTTCTGCTACATTCACAGGTTAATCTTAACTTAATCAAAATAACCCGAGATTTATTCTCGGGTTTTTTACGGCTATTAAATAGCAGTATGAGTTTTAAACTAGCATGTTACACGTTGTTTGACATTACGCCCACTGGTGTGATGAACAGACACAAGCCTAGTCCTGACGAGAACATAGATGCTTGGATGTACAAACGCAATACACAATGCAATTTTGATACTATCATTCAAGCAATATCACTAAGATCGCAACCTGATATAACTAACCCCGTAACTAAAACATTAATACGTTTTTATGAGTTCACTGAATTTGGTTTCTTATTTGAGCAACAAGATGACGAGACTTATCCTTGTTGGTCATTCGAGTTTGAAATCCAACATGCTAGTGTATTCAATGATGGTATATCTGACTTGGGTGCATTGTACGCTGATTGTGATGGGGTTCCCATGATTAAGTGTAGCACTGAATGGGATAAATTACCCGCATTCTTAGATACTAGCAATGAATTACGCAATATATACTTTAAGGTAATAGCAAATGATTGACGACCGAACGTTAGAGAAGATAGAAAAGTTCATCCCTAAGTCATATATAAAAGATTTAGAAGATGTGATTGTTTATCAGAACGAAGACGGATCATATGAACTATTCAACAAATACAGAATAGAAAAATCATCTGACAGCGAATTCAACGTGTATATTTGGGGAATTCGTTCTCTAACATTTTACTCATTGAAAAATGCGGTCACATGGTGTACATATGATAAACGAAATAGGGTTTTAGATTCAGACAGGATACATTATCTAGATTCGGGACTAGTAAGAATTGAGGCGATGATAGAACAGCATCAACGACTCGTTAAGAAAGCTAATAATCCTGATTCTAAATTGATTTACCTAGCTAAATTAACTGAAGAAAAATTACAGAAAAAACACATGCTTTCTGAAATTGGGTCATACATCAATCAGTCTAAGCTTTGGCAAACCCAAAGATTTAACAGAAAACCCTAACAATAATACAAAAAAGATAAATACTAGATATTAGTCTGGAACAAACTATGAAATTAAACGAACTTGATAACAACCCCATTTTAAATGCTCAGAAAGCTTTAAGAGAACAATACGAGCAACCCTTCAAGGTTGACGGTATGACAATGTCCTCTACTAGAAACATGCTACAGAAAGTGCGTGGTTTGATTAGCGAAACTAAACAAGCCCCCGATTTCTACAGAAAGCAAACAAGCCCTGCGTACATGAAAATGGTTTTTATGGAGCAAGCATTGGTACATCACTTCAATGATTTACGCAATAGACCACAGCCTCGCATCGTATTTGAAAACGAAGAAGTTGAAAAGTCACAAGTTGTTCTTGCGGCTCAAGACTTAGTTGATTCAGTACAGAAGATGCTTGAACAAGTAGGTCAGATGCAAGTCAAAGAACTACCTGCACTAGTGTCTAGCATTGAATCTGAAATTGGTGTCAACGAAGCACAGCAATATGACCAAGAAGTAACACAAGCACTTGATGGATTAAGCGCAGCCTTGAAGGAAG